GGGGTTAGGGGGGTGTTCGTATTAGAATTACCAACGCATAACACCCCCCTAACCCCCCTCAAGGGGGGAACTTGGACTCGGCAAAGTGTTAACTAAGAAATGAAAGATGCCGAAGAATCTACAAAAGGAGAAAAAAAGAAAGAACTCATATAATAAAACAAAAAAAAGCCGTAGAGAACACAACTGTTTTCTACGGCTTTTTTTTCCCAAAAATCCTTCCTAATATACAGAAATTATCTGTATTTTCTAATATTAAGCCCTAATCTTTCAAACCTTCACAGCATGGGATATATTGCCACCATTAAGAAAACATTCAATATTATATGGGTGGGATATATTGCCACCATCAAGAAAACATTCAACATTGGGGGAACTATGGAAACAGCCATATCAAACATGCTGAACATCACACCGGAATCGTTAACCGCAATCGTGGTGTTGTTCGTCGTTGGCGTTCTTTTGTATCTGACACGCGGGGTTCAAAAAAACTTTGCTGAAAAATTAAAGTTCAAACAATCTGCACATATTGGCGTGGGGACATATGTCGCAATTCCTACTGCAATCGGCTCTGACCCTGGGAGGGTCGAAGGGTTTACCTCAGACCAGATTATTGTGCGGTGTAAGGCGGGGAGACGCTACATCCCAATAGCCCAATTTTCGGAGCGGGAATGGATGGTGCTGGATGAAAAACCTTCTTTTCTGGATAAAATGCGCTGATGGCTCATATTCCACACGCGATCAAACTGCAGGCCGAGGATCTTTATGTGGTGGACTCGCTTTCTGTACCTGAGATTGCTGCGAAAACTGGATTGAGTACCAGCACACTATACACCTGGTGCACCAAAGAAGAATGGCAGAAAAAACGAGCTATCTATAAAGACCAATTGAACAGTATTCGTAAGAATACGCGCCGGATTCGGTTTGAGCTTTCAAAAAAGGCCGCCAAAACGCTTGACCCACAGGACATCTATGCCTTTGAACGAATGGAGAAACTGGCGCGCCGGTATAATGATGATGTGGATGAAGAAGACAGTCCCGACAATGTGACCGGAGACACATTGAAAGCTGCGGCTATTAAGGCCTTGAATCGGCTTTCAAAGGGGAAGAATGTCAAGATTACAGAAATTCAAAAGTCTTTGGAAATCGTAGAGCGACTGAATGAAAAAGAAAATAAAACCCAAAAGAAGCCCAGGACAAAAGGTGCAGACCGACGCGCGATTGAAGCAATCAAGCGCGAAGTCCTCGGCCAATAAATCAGAACCCATCTTTTTACCCTACCAGGTGGAATGGCTAAAAGATGATTCTGATTTTAAGGTGTGTGTCAAGTCCAGGCGGATCGGCATATCATGGGCAGAGGCATCGGATGCGACGTTATATGCAGCGTCAGCAGAGGGTGGTGATACCTATTATATTGGGTTCGACAAGGAAATGGCAAAGGGTTTTATTGAAGATTGTGCAGAATGGGCCAGGTTATACCAGTTAGCCGTTGCAGATGAAGATCAGTTTTTCATTCAGGAACCGGATCGGGATATCCTGGTTTATGAAATCCGGTTTGCATCGGGTTCTAAAATTCAGGCGTTGTCAAGCTCTCCAAGGCAATTGCGCAGCAGGGGGAAACGAAAACCCCACATTGTGATTGATGAATGCGCGCACATTGCTGATTTTTCAGGCATTTTGAAAGCTGCCATTGCACTGACGATGTGGGGAGCAAAGATTCGGTGTATTTCTACCTATAACGGAGAAGAAGAATTTTCTGATTTAGTGGACGATATTCGGGCGGACCGTCGTCTGGGCGTGGTGTATGAGTTTGATTTGAATCGGGCTATTGATGATGGGTTATATGACAAGGTGGCGACAAAGCTGAACTTGCCCAAAACTGAAACCGCGAAAAAGCAATGGTTGGAAAAACTGGTTAAGGTGTATGGGGATGACTCAAACGAGGAGCTCTTTTGTCAGCGCACCGGTGGAGTAAATATCTTTTTCCCCAGATCAATGATTGTCCGTTGTATGCGACCAGGCATCAAAATTGTCCGGTATCATGCAAGTGAAAGGATCTCCAACAGCGGGCCCCTTGTTCGCCAGCAGGCGCTTAACGATTATTTTCATGATCGTGTGTTTGACAATCTTCCATCTGATCCATTGTGGTTTGGGATGGATATCGGGCGGGTCAGCAACTTGACATCAATGGTTTTTCTGAAACGCGAGGGGTTGTTCCTTGTCACATCGCTTGTTGTGGAATTATTCAATGTTCATTTGTCGGACCAGCAACAGATTCTGTTCTCATTGTTGAACAAGATTGACCTTGCTGGTGGGTGCATTGATGCCAGGGGGATCGGTCATCAGTTGGCAGAAAGTGCGCAAGATCATTTTGATCCTATCTCAGCTGTTCAGATATCAGACAAATGGTATTCACAGTGGATGCCACGATATCGTCAATATGTAGAAGATCAACAAATCATTCTGCCTGAAGACAATGATATTTTGTCTGATCATCGCGCAATCAAGAAAGTCAATGGAATAGCAAAGATTGTTGGAATACAGAAAAACAAACGAACAGAGGCCGCATTGAAGAAAATGAAACGTCATGGAGATACTGCAATTGCATTCTGTCTGGCTGTTCAGGCGACAGAAGAATTTGCAGCAACTGAAACAGAAATTTTGACAGGAGGGCATCGGGAGTATGCAGAATCTATACGATGAAATCGCGACGCGCCTAACGACGTATGATTATCAAGATACTGTCGGTATTCTTCCGGATGCAGATCCTGTTTTGATGAAGCTGCCGGACTCCGGCGTAAATGTTCTTAAGGGGTTGTTGGCGGATTCTCATCTGCAAAGCCTCATTGATCAACGAAAGAAAAAAACCTTGCGCGCCGAATACCGTTGGAATCCTGGGGATAATTCGCGACGTGCAAAGAAGATTTTGGAACAGTTTCAGGGGGATATTGAGGAAGGTATCGGGGCCAAAACCTTATATGACGTGTCGTCCCAGATACTGGACGCGCCTTATTATGGTTATGTTCCCATCGAGTTGATTTACATGCCGGTAGACGGCCGGATTCATTTGAAAGAAATTCGACCTTTGCCGCAGCATTGGTTTGGGTTTTCGGCACAGGACAATACCCCGAAATTTTTGTCCCTTGAAAATCCGTGGGAAGGGGAAGAGGTGCCATCAAACAAGTTCTTGTTTGTGCAGCATGGTCCTTCCTTTGAAAATCCTTATGGGACGCGCTTATTGTCAAGATGTTACTGGCCAGTTGAGTTTAAACGCGGGGGCATGAAATTATGGTTGGGGTTTCTGGAATTGTTTGGTGTCCCTTTCATCTTAGGCATTTATCCCCGGGGGATGAAAAAAGAAGACAGGGCGGAATTTTTGGAAAAATTGATGCAGATGCGGCAACGATCCGTTGCTGCTGTTCCTGAAGGGAGTTCGATTGAAATCCCAAAAATGAACAGTTCTCAGCAATCAGACTTGTTTGAAAGATTCAAGCTGGCAATGGACAAGGAAATGAGTGCGGTCATATTGGGGCAAGCCTCAGCGCTGGATATTGGAGACCAGAGCACAATGGCCTCTGCATCAGTTGTTGGGGCCTCAATTCAGGAGTTGATTGAGTCGGACAAATTGTTGTTGAAATCGACCTTTGACCGGATTGCAGCGATATATACACGCCTGAATGATGCGGGTGCTAAACCTCCTGTGGTTAGTTTTTATGAAGAGGATGACCCAAAGAAAGAAACCGCTGAACGAGATAAGGTTTTATTTGACACCGGGGTTTCTTTTGAACCCGCGTATTATGAAAGAACGTATGGCTTGGAAGCAAAAGATTTTAGCTTACGAAAAAAGGACAACGAGAAAACTGAAAAACCTGGACATAAAAAAAATACTGAATTTTCTGAAGGGTCTACTTACCCGGTTGAACAGCGCCGGATTGATACAATGGTTGATGAAATGCTTGGAAGCGGTCAGGCGGAAGTAAATGAGTTGGTGGATGACATTACACGGCTGGTTGAGGCTTCAACGGATTTTGAGGGCTTAAAGGAAAATCTGGAAAAGGCGTTCCCCAGGCTCATGAAAAAAGAAATGTTTGCGGATATCATTGCACGGGGGGTTTTGAATGCAAATATGTATGGACGTTATTCGGCATAGGAAAGTTAACCACGAAAAACAAGAAAAGATTCAAAGAAGTTAACCACGAAAAACACGAAAAACACGAAAAGAGTCAAAGCTTTCCATAGGAGGGAGTCAGATGATAAATCAAAAGATAAGCCAAGACATGATCGTCAATATCGAGCTGAAACCTTTTATATATACGGAAGAAGGTTCCCTTGACGCATTGCTTGAACGAATAGAGGCAGAAGTGGACAAGTTTGGGTGTGATATCAGCAGTGTGTCCGGAAGAAAAGAAGTTGCATCAAATGCATACATGATTGCCCGATCAAAGACAGCTTTAGACGGTCTTGGGAAGGAAATGGTCGCGGAGTGGAAAAACAAAGCAAAGGAAGTGGACCGTAAACGAAAGTATGTGCGGGAACGGTTGGACGCTTTGAAAGCAAAATATCGCGCGCCTTTGACCGAGTGGGAAGATTCTGAACGAAAACGGCATGAGACCATTGAAGAAAATATTTCTCGCTTGAAGCAGTTCACTGATTTGAGGGGTGCGCATGGCGTTAAAGAGGTCGAGGCGATGATTGCGGAGGTTCAGAAAATCGAGATTGAACCCACTTATTATGCAGAGCACACTGATGATGCGGAATTATTGAAAAAAAGCGCTTTGATGACGCTTGAAAACGCATTGACTGAATCAAAAAAGATGGAAAAAGAGAAAGCCGAACTTGCAAAATTGAGAAAAGAAGTAGAGGAGCGGAAGCAAAAAGAAGCAGAAGAAAAACAGAAGCAAAGGGAGAAGGAGATCGCAGAAAAAGCGGCACAAGAAGCAGCTGAGGCGGAACGAAAAAAAGTAGAAAAGGCTCTTGCGGAAAAGGAAAAGGCTGAACAGGAGGCTGCGGACATGGAACGGCAGCGCATGATGGATGTTGCGCACCGGCAAAAAGTAAGGAAAGAAGTTGTCGCAGCGTTCTGCAGGTATGGACTGACAAAAGCGGCTTCTGAGGTACTGTTTGATGCGATAGACAAGGGGAATATCCAACATGTTGGCATTGTTTACTGATCTTTGAACGCGAAAAAAAAGTCTTTATTTTC